ATCACCATAAGCAAGATATACCGTGTTTCCACTTGCAGCGGCCCCATCCAAGGTATTATTCAGCGTTATCGTGCTTCCAGAAACGCTAGAAATATATGTCCATTGAACGGTGCCGCTGTCAAGAGTAATGCCTATGCTCCTGTATTGCTTGGCATAGGTCACACTTGTTAGATCAACTGTTATGGCATGTTTACTAGCAGCAGAAGAAAGAGTGGTAGAGTTTTGCATGGTTTGGGTGTCTGGCCGGGAAATAGGCACCCTGGTTCTGTCAAGTTTGCCCCTAACAAAATCCTGTGGGTGCCTTGGCTCCCAACACCTGTCAGCACATACAAAAAGGTTCTGCCAAGTTAAAGCGCACTCAGATGCGTAACGAGTTGTTCCACATTGATCGCATTTGACAAGCCAGTCACCAGGCTTATATTGAGGTTTCCTATTCATCTCCGTAATCTACAGGAGCAGGATAACTGTCTTTTATCCTGAAATGAATAGTTATATCGTAAGTGTCATTCGATGTGCCGAAACCAATGGTCGTCAGTAGAATATCCCCCGTTCTATCATCCAACCCATCACTGGGATCGACTTTTCCGCCATATTTGTACCAATCCATAAACCCGGTCTGATCTGTTGGAATGAGAGCAATAGTCGTATTTTCTGCTCTATCCCATTCCAATCTAACGGCGGTTCCTGCCGTGGCGTAATCTATTCTATCAACGGCTATTCTTAAACTTTTTGTTTTTCCACCCGTCGATCGAAAATCAGACAAATTCACGATTATTCTGTCTGTTAATTCACCTGTGGAACCGTCGCACAACCCGGTAATATGAATGCACGCACGTTTTGTGCCGACCTTTTGATCGGCGTTCATGTTTTCATAATCAGGAGGATATACATAATGCTCCGTTAAGGTATGAGCCATTTTAAACCTCCTTTATCGTTCACGGATAACGCAAAGATAATCCAAGCTCAATGTACTTGCGGCTGCGGATCCGTTTTGAATACCGAAAGACACGGCAAGTTGAGTTGTCGTTGGAGTAATGCCGGTTCCTTCAGCTCTCTTGATGTCATTAGAGAATATTTGAACAGTATTTACGCCATCCCAATATGCCCCGACAGTAAAGTAAGTATCATCTGAAACGCTTTGAATTGCGGTCCTGGACAACTGAGACGCACTGGAACTGTAAAGATGCGCGTCCAAATAGGCATCACCGTCATCGGATATAAACCAAAGACCATCTGATGGAGCGCTTGCGACCGGGCTTGTATCGGTTACAAACAAGCCCACATAAAAATCAGCGGCGTCCACATCGTTGCATTTCAACCTGGCCTTAAACCACAGTTTATTTCCGACAATCATTGTAAAGGTTTCTCTCGGGCCATCGCTTGAAGAATCATAGTCAGCTCCTCCATACTGGAAAAAGCAATAATCATCATCACCTGCCGTGGTAACCACCGCCAAAACACCATCTGTGGCATCTGTTATTTGTTCATATCCTTCGACATGACCACCGGCCGTATTATATGCTGTGGGCGTTGCAACCCTGGTTGTAATCCATTCACCAGGATCAAATTTGAAAAAATCTTCCATATAAGTCACAACGGAAGTTGGGTCTGGAACAATCAAGTTCCCCATTGTTTTATCGGACGCAACATTCGTTACGCCTTTTGAAAACCTTTTAGGTGTAGGCATTTTTTATTTTCCTTTCGTCGTTCTTTTTTTAGAACGCCCTTTTTGGGGCGACTTAGGATTTTGTTTTGGTTCAGGTGGTTTTTGATAAACCCCGTTTCCGTATTTTTCGTCAATCTGTGCTTGTAGTGCGTCTTGCTTTTCCACAAGCATTTCACCGGCTTTAAGAATTTTCTCCCGGTATGTTTTTATAAGTTGCGGATTTCCTGGCTCAAGGATATCTTTGAATTTCTCCATGTAATCATACATTTTTCTCAGCTCAATTTTTTGTGTTTTTATTTCTTCTATCGTGTCCAGATCTTCTCTATGTCGAATCTTCATTCGGTTTTTATTTTCAGGATCAGGCATAACTTCAATAATTCTTCCACCGTACCCGTAAAAATATTCGTCAGGGGGACAATTGGTGTTTAATAACGTGGACTTCCTGGCAACCTCTACTTGGACACCTTTATTCATAGCCATTGTCAGCATATGCTCCAGGTTAGCCCGGCCTGTTTCAGTGCTATGAGTAACCTGCCGATAAGTGTAATCACATCCATACATCTTTATTCTCTTTACGCCAATGTATGCCGCAAACGCCACGGCATATGCAGGACAGGTTTGAAAATAACTTGTTCCCATAAAATTGATAACTTCCTCAAGCGGGTATGATACGGACGTCGGATACTCCGGGTAAGCGGTAGACGTAATAATCGGCTTGTCATGATTCCGCAAAACCTTGTCAAATCGTTCATGTATGGAAATATTATCCTTATCCCGAATTATCCCCTCATTGCACAGCCTGACTTGTCTAAGATCGTCCATCCTGAACAGAATGTCATGATGGTATACCTCTGCAAGCTTGTTTATTACCCATGTCTCATCTGCTACACCATAACGGCTACCGGATTTTATGGCTTCGGACTCATACTGCACACGGGAATCCCCCATTGCAACAATTGCAACGACTCCCGGCACTGGCTTACTTTTCAATATCTCCATATTTACTCTCCTCACTCTATGCCACTGTAAATATGAGGCAATATTAACTGCGCAATTCTTTCTTGTAAAACTTCATGGATATCACAATCTTTATGATATTTACTCAAGGTGTTTTTGTTAATTGGGCCAAACAAAAATGTTTTACCAAGCATGCACAAAAAGCTAGGTCCATATAAAAGTAAAAGGGCAAGAATGGTTTGAATTCTGCTATCTATTATGGCAACAATATTGTTATCAATCCTGGACGCGACTCTTAACACATCCAAATTTGTGTATGTATCCTGGCATGGACCATCAACGAACATGGTGTCATATGGGTATTCCGGTATTTTTTCATAGCCCCTGGATATGAACATCCCGTATTCCGTTGTTTGAATTGGGGATAAGACGATATCAACGAAATCGTATGCAATAGGATGCCTGAGGGCTTCCTGATACCATTTCGGACTGCCTTCCATGGAAACAAGTTTAATGTCTCCATTATATTTTTTGTAGCAAAACCTGTTCATGGCCTCCGCAATCAAATGAGTCGATACTCCTGTGCCGCACTCGATAAAATATTGTGGCGTATTTTTCTCGATGTAATTCCATAAAACATACATTAGTCCGATATTACAGCCGGTTGACTTATGATAATGGGCGACTTTTGTTATAAAATCCCATACATCGGCTTTTTTTAACTCGTTACTGCCGACTGCATTCATCTGTCCCCGGTGAAGACGATGTTCTCTCAACCATTCATCTGCCTGTTTGAATTCCTGTCTTATTATCTTAACGACCCGGGCAAAATTCTCTTTTATCTCTATAAATTTCGGGTCGTCATGAGGCAATGATTCAGGCATATTGCATTCTCTCTATTTCTAAATGATAATCAGACCCTTTGCCTTTACAGGTAAAAGTTCTACAAATATTTGGTCTGTTTTCATAAATGTCACAGTATGTTTTCCCATCTTTATATGTAACAAGGTGTCGGCATTCATGAAACAAGGTTATCTTAAATGTCTGATTCAGCGGAAGCCCATGTGCTTCAAACAATCCGCTAATAATATTATCTTTAACAGCCGTTACGGGAAGAACGATGGTGCGGCAGCAATTGCCGCACCGTTTACACTCCCAACCGTCATCACTAGGCGGTTGCCTGGACGTTTCCATAAGCCTTGTCTCTTGTGCTGTGATCAACCAGCATAATAGCCGTAAACGTCTTTGACCCGTCCGGTATACGGTTCGCCTGAGACAAATGAATCAACCCGCGAACATCGGGATTCCGAACCGTGCTTGTTGCATCTGTAGCAAGGGCAAGTCCAGTAGTCAATGTATAAGCATGTGTCGCTGATTGCGTACACAGATTTATGCCATCAATCACAAGACCAAGAAAACGCCCTTTGCTTGAAAGGTGGTACGGCAAGCCAATCCTGTTTGAATAGCCGATACAAACAAGAGACGCCGAATTGCCCGTGATGGTCATGGAATTGATTTTCTTGAATGCTTTCACGCCATGAACCGTGGTGTTACTTGGCCCTGAAATCTTTTCCCACATCACGTTATCATATTCATCCTTGCCCTTGACAAGCAGCTTTAAACCGGACGAATCCTTGTCATCCTTCCAGCAAATGTTTCTGGGGGTATCCAATACAATAGTGCCGGAAGATGCACTGTTTGTAATAGTACCTGTCGGGCAGGCACCTGAAACAATGGAAGCCCATGCGCCGGTACATAACAGTACAAGGTTTCCGGTTTTGGTTGCCAATACGCTTGCGAACAAACCGTCATGATCTTTCGCTAAAATAGCCCCGTATTCCCTCACGTATATGTGAGGCATTTTGATTCCTCTACGACCATCAGGGGAATCCCCATCATTGTAAGCCTGTCCTGCATAAAGTTCATCTGCATGAGAAATTGTATGTCGAGTAGTCATTTTTCAATCTCCTTTCCCACATCCTCATCGGAGGACACTCCTTGAGCATGGGAATCATCATAAGACAATGTTTTGTAATTATCAGGTTTTTCATAATCGTCGCTAAGTGCGGTTTTTATCGTATGATGTTGACCGTCTTTTTTACCCTCACAAAAGTAATTCCTGCAAACCTGTGGGCGATTGTCCCAGATATCGCACAGGTTATCTTTCGTGAGGTGTTTGCATCTATGCGGAATAAACAGAGAAAACCCTTCTTTAATAGGGACATCGTGGATTTCCATCAGTGTTATGTCTTCCAGCACAAACGCATACGGTTTAACATCAAGGGCAAAACCCTTGCAACAATTGCCGCACTTCTCGCATTTCCAGGTCACGTCTTTTCCTTCTCTCAATCGACTTAGTTTATTAGCCATTGCCTTTGCCATCGTGACGGCGATACGCAACTTTTTTTTGGCGTAGTCATTGTCTATGACAGCATAGGCTTCACGAAGTTCACTGCATATGGTATGGCTTTCGATAAACCAGCTCTGATCCATGTATCTTTCGTCAATCGGTGGTTTTTTTCTCGCCATTTTCTTTCTTTTCTCTACGATTAACTTTCCATTTCCCGTTCACGCCCTGCATGTCAAACTCACAGTTGTAACCGTAAAGCCTGCTTTCAAGTGGAAAACAGGTGTCCAACAAGGACGTGTGTTGGGATATATGGATCATAAGTTTTCGCTCAAAGGCAATACCCATCATAAACTCAAAACATCCTCGGCCTTCTTCTGCGGGTCCTCTATCCGGGTAGGTATAATCACACCCATAGATATGAATATGAGGAATCCCCAAATATATTGCATATGCCAGAGCATAAGCCGGTGTCGTGTTAAAATAGGGTACGCCTATACAATTTATCACTTTCTCAAGCGGATACTCCACACTCCCTGGAAACTCGTCAGGATATGCCGTAGACGTCACAATCAATGGATGGGCTTTCAACCAATCTACCATGGGTTGTTTCATATATTGTCTGTTTTCAACCAAATCATCCATGCGAAAACAAATATCATTGAAAATAATGCCGCCCATCTTATTGATTGCCCATGTCTCCTGGGCTATTCCAGCCCCACTACCCTTGTTACAGGCAATGGTGACGTAATCAAATCGGGATATCCCCATCGCCACTATTGCAACAGATTCGGGGATATCTCGCCCGAAATGATCCGGTCTATGCTCCGGGGGTTCCCCAGATAGACCGCCAATCCGTGACTCCAAATTTATATCTTTCAATTGAGGCTGCCTTTGCATTTTTTGTGTCAAAATCATTGTCTTGGTCGAACTGAATTGCCATTCTTTGATAGCCCTTGAGACCATCAGGGCAATTACTCTTGATGAACCAAGCATCTGAATCGGTGAAATAATGATTCACCTTGATGCCGCCTGGGAGGGCATTGGTCATTTTCAAAACATTAACTGTATTGTCTCCGGTGTGTACTTGAAGAGTGCTTTTCAGGATACGGTTAGCTTCGAACCATTCCTGACGCGCGACATGAAGTGATTTAGGCATCAGGTTGATTTTCAGGTTCCTCTCATTAACCGCGCCCATCATTTGAATGATGAGGTCTTCAATAGACGCTTCACTCAAATCAGCAGCCGTAGTGAGTAAGTTACTCTGGTTGCCCGACTTGGTAGGATGTGTGCTACAAATCAAAACTTGGCCGTCACCGTGCGTATAACTTGCATTGAAAGCACGATTTATGATATTCGCGGCCACATTTTCCTTGGTCTGACGCATACTAAAGGCGTTCGCCCTTGCCCGTCTTTTGGAAACCACAGCATAAAGGTTATCCATGAGCTCTTCCATCGTTACGATATAACCCAAGGCATACGTCACATGATAATACCTTGAAGTATAACCCTGTGATTCAGTGTCGTATTCGATGGACATACCTTGCGGTTTAACACTGGCAAGACCAAAACCTGTGAGGCCGACATCCTCTTCATAGGCTTGAGAGGATGTGTCCATATCAAACAAATCGGTGTACTCAACAGCATGTTCATCGTATGCACGACCCCACCATGCTTTTACACCGGGCCAAAGTGCCTTGGGGTGATTACCTGTTGTTATAGCCATAATTATTCACCCCCTTATGTTACGGTACGTTGGAGATGCTCAACGATGGAAACTTCGAGAAGCATGTGCGCATCATTATTGCCCCACTGATTATCAGGGGCGGGTTTTAGCCTCTCAAATTTCAACGTGGCACGTCCTGTACCGTCTGAAGCGTTATAAGTCATGCCGGAAAGCCCCGTGATGGTGCTTGCCGTACCGACAACGATGTCACCATGATTCCCTGTCTGAGTCGCAGACATGGAAGCACTGGACAGGATCTCAAAGATGAGATCCGGGTCATCGGCTACCATTACCATTCTTTGCGTACTCGCCACTCTATAGACTTCATCACTGAACACAGGCTCAGCGAACCCGACAACCACACCAACGGTGGTTGTATCAGCGGCGGTATGCTGTTTAACATACGGATATCCGTCCGGACTGTAAGCGTTATATGTGGCCCTCACAACTGCATCGCCAATATATAGGGCGGTGGAATCGGTGGAAGGCACACAATACCAACTAAAAGCACCATTATACGGAGCACCGTTACGATGCCTTATGGGACGAAGCCCAAAGGCTTGAGTCGATGAAGACATTTTCTTAACGACCTCCTATTCCAATTTAGATTCAATAGTTATGCCCTCTTTCGGGACATAAGTTCGATGAACATCAACTCCTGTCTCAGAACTTGCAAATTTTCCTTTGTCGATCTGGCTCATTATCTCGTCGTTAATTTTTTGTTTTTCTCTCTGGTCTTCGTCGTAAATGTCTTTGTCAATAACCATCAGGTAGGCTTTGAGTGGTGTGCCGTCTTCTTTTTTCCCAACTACCCTTGACACTTTTGTTTCGAGATTATCCCTGCCGGACAAAGGTTCTTCCCCCACAACGACATTTGGATCTTCGACAAATTGATAGGAACCCTCCTGGGCTGCAAGCAACCGGCCAGGATGATCATTTATCCATCTCGGAACCTTGTTTTTTGGAATATCGTAACCGCTGACATCCAGTTTGGACCTCATGGTTCCCAGCGGTACCCTGCCCTTTCGTTTGCGTCTTTCGGCTGACTCAATATATGGCTTTTCACCCTTTAGCATCGCGCGCAGTTCTTTGTTTTTAGCACCAAATGGAGCAACCAAACCTTGTTTAGCCGCATCATCTTTAGCGGCTTGCAATAATTCTTTTCTAGTCATTTCCTCAACAGGTTTATCCATTTATACTTCCTCCTCGGCAAAATACTCATCAACATATTCCTGGTTGTTTTTAAAAAGACCTTGTGAAACAAAAGACTTACAGGCTTCTTTGGCGTCATTGGGCAAATCATTAAAGGTTTTTTTTCTGCCGGACTTTCCTTCATTGGCCGCAAAACTTTCACCTTCTACAGCATCGGCCTTCCCCCTATTCGGATTTTCGAATTTGTGTGGAAACGCCGATTTTACCCTTTTGGTTATTTCATCAAAAAAGGTTTTTCCGTCAACATTGGGCATTTCTTGTCCGACAATAGGGGCCAAACCATTCGCAAACGCAGTCAATTCTTTATCCGCTCCGTACCAAAAGTTCTGTTTTTGCCATGGCTCGAAGTCAGGGTTTATTTGGTCCTTGTTTTCTGGTGGTTTAGGTTCTTCAGTGTCTTCTCCAAGATCAATAATTTGTTTTTCAATAGCATCATAAGTTTGGACATCACCATCGGCTGCGGCTTTTCTTTGCTGGTTTTTCAGATCACGCAGGGCTTTTTGATAAGCTCTTTCCGAAGCGGTTTTTGACAATGCCACAACCCGTTCCAAGGTTTTGTTGAGTTTCTCTATCTTTTGCTCGGAATTTTTTTGATAATCTTCAAACTTAGATTCCATTCTGGATAGATTTTCTTTAAGAACAGGCATGACGTTTTCGCCGCGTTCGACAAACTTGTCGGCATCTACCCATTTTTCGGGATCACCTTTGAATTCTTCCTGGGGAACCCATCCCATACGTCTTGCTCTTTCCTCATTTTCACTCATCAGCTAAACTCCTGCCTAAAGGTTTTCTAGTACCCAAAAATTCATCAACTTCGGGGTCACTTTCTATAATGGCCGTAATATCCTTGTCCGAGCATATCTTATAAGTATCTCCATCTGCTCCCCGGATCCCGTCAATGCCAGCATACTTGCAAACATAAACCCTATCACCCGCTTTCGGTTTTGGTTCGCTCCAATCCTCAAAAGCATTTGGACCATGCTCAATCAAATAAGCCCTCACTTGTGCCATTTGTTCCTGGGCTCTGACAATTTCAGGTTTTACGAGATACGTTCCAGCCATGTCACTAACCTTATCCGGTTTTAAAAGCACCTTATCTTCCACCGGTCTTAATCCTGATTTGTTGTCCATGTTTTTCTGCCTCCTTGCAATAAAAAAAGACCATACGAGTATGCGGCCCCGCATGGCCTTTAATTATTGCCTATGTAGGTTTCCCTACACGATATCTATTATATTTCTAACTGAAAAACTTCCATCATGCCATTTATACGGCCTCTCTGATAGGCATTCTCGATCTGATCGTCTTTAAACCGTCCTTGTGCCCATTCTTCTCGAATAAAGTTGCATTCCATTAAAACAGCTTCTCTCACTTTTTTGGTAACAGGTTCTTTCAGCCAGTTATTAAACTCATGTTTTTGAAGTTGTTCCACGCTGTTTCTCCTGCGCTCTCGTTTTCATGCCTTCCATAATTAAACTGAGTTGCGCTTTGTATTGTTCCACCTGGGGTCCTATTTCTGCGGCTTCCGCTTGGGCGATAGACTTGATAGCGTCTGCTTGAATTTTTAAAATGTCGAATTGCGCTTTGAATAATTCAAGCTCGAATTTATCACGTTCCAATTCCAGTTTTTGTAGTTCCATCATTGTTTTTGGGTCGATAGGTGGTTTTGTGCCTTCTTCTGGGAACAATTTTTCAATGTCCGGCACGTTCAAAGCCTCAAGGTAACGACGTTTTATCTCATCATCGTTCAATCCCATACCCATTAACCCGAATAATGCTTGCGCCGTCAATAATTTTTGCGTATTTGATACCTGTGCAGGGTCGGCTACAGGCACTACGTCACAATCATTTGCTTTATAGTCCCCCCTCGCAACTGCTTTTTGGTCATCCAAAACGGTAAAGTAGTGTTGATCATCCAAAAACATGCTGTTTAGGCGATACAACTTTTTGAGTTCCGACTTTAATGAGCGATATATGCGCTTTGATACTGAACCAAATACTTTCAATCCCTGTTCTATGAGAGCAAGCGTAGTGGTTGCGGGGACATTAGCTCCTGGGGATTCTCCAACAAGCGGGTCTACTACATTCCCTAGTTTTTCACCGGCATTGATAAGTAGTCCCAAAACTTGAAACAATATCATGTCCGGCGGCTTGAATGGTAGGGGCATAATCGCTTTTTTGATGTCGTCGCCGGAATAATTTATCTGTTTAAACTCGCCCATTTTGAATCGCACGTCCCCGCCACTACGGTTTTGTTGAAACGACGTGCTTTTCCCTATAAAACCGCCTTGCGTATTGGCTAACGTCCCGGCGTCATGGATTTGATTCAAGGTCATGTTAATGCTGACATTGATAGGTGACAGCAGAGACCCGAAACCCAAACCGTAGAAGCCCCCATCCGGGGAGGGCATGAAAAGATACTTGGTTATATAATGAATCGGTTCGACATGAACGATCTGATTTTTATTGTTTGTTTTAATCTGTTCGATATCGTACCGGGCAACTATCCTGACGACCTTTTTAGAATCCTTGTGGATGGTGACAATATAGGGTTCCTTGTATCCGTCGTTATCAAGATCCCAAAACCTGTATTGCTCAAGAAATTTATGGGGGGAATCATCGTCTCTGGTGTCGTAATCATCCCCCGGGTCCACGTTGGCCGGTCGCTGGATTTCCTCAAGATCCAAAAACATACCGGACCTGATTCTTGTTATGATATCGTTAGGGTAGAGATTTATGATGTGAGTATATCTTGGGGCAAGCTCAAGTGATTTGGCCTTGTAATGAACTACGAGGTTTTCAGGGCGTATCCATTCAGAGACAGGTCTTTTTAACGCGCTATTAAAATACGTTTTTTTGAATTCACAACCTTCGATTGGCAGAGCCACCAATAAAGAATCGGTTTCATCTTCCCATTCGAGCAGTTCTTCTGACAACTGGTAATTCATATGAGTGGATATTCGTTGTCCACGACTGGCTTTAAAGCCTTGAGGATCACTCCCTATTACTTTGGTCTTGACAATATTCCCCTCATTTATGATCTGACCATAGGCCCTGGCTGCGAACTGCACAGCAGCCATGCTTAGAGTAGGAAATTTTATATTTGCAGCGCCCTCAAACGGCTCATTTTTCGCTTCAACCGCTTGAGTAGCAAGTTTCATGGCTTTTTCGTTCTTTTCGAGCCATTCTGTCCGGCTATCCTCGTCTATTTCATACTCTTCGTAGACTTTTTCTCCGATACGTTGCAAGATATCGGAATCAAGTAATTCAGCGACATTCCGGCTGTCCACAAAATATTGTAAATTTTCAATATATTCCACCAAAGTACCCCGGCCCCGGCATACGCCCTATGGATGAACGCATTGATTGTTGACCAATAAAGTATTCTTCGTCTTCAAATGGTGCTATGGTTGCGATAAAGATGCCCGTCATGACGATATATCTCATGCAATCGCACAAATGGTCGTCCTGTTCAACAGCAACCTTGCCTTTGTCGTTTCGTCTGTAAATCCTGATCTCATTTATCAAGGGAATACAAGCTGATTTAAAAATTTTCAGCCTTCCAGATACCATTCTTTCCCAGACCGCAAAAATCCCGGCCTCAACATGCTTATCTGGAAAACTGATGTTCAAACCAAGAGCCATATATTCTTCAATGACTTTCTTTCCATCTAGTTGGTTGGTTCCGGCATAATCACCGACACCGGGAATCCAATAGCCCCTGCTTTTCACGGCCCTGACATGGGTTTCTGGTTCAGCATGACCTTGCTTATAACAACTGTACAAATAAAGAACGTCTGATTCTGGATCTATCGCCCCCCACAATGCCGCTGTTGCCTTCCAGCCCGTATCAAGACCAAAGCACCGTCTGTACCATGGCGGAATCTCGAAATCCTCTATCGTTATATCATCCTCTAATATAGGATAGATGGCTCCAGCGCCAAGTTGTGGAATTCCTTTAGCTCTTGCATCCCTAAGATAAAGCGGGGTGCCCTCTATGATATTCTTTTTCTGTTCTTCTGTCAAATGGGGGGCATCATCCCATGTGGCATTGATGACAAACTTGGACTCCTTAACGCCATGAATAATATTTGGATCATCTATAAAAGGTGCCCTGCCTTCGGGCATGGCGCCGTTCGGTTCAAATTTCAGCACAACCTCTGTTAAACCCATTAGAGGCGTAAATGTCAAAAAAACAGTTCCCATCTCATCTTCATTAACCGTCATGGCCCGGATAATACATTCACCGTAAATATCCATCGGGCATTCTTCATCAAGCCATATACCGTGCATGGACGTGCCTTCAAAAGATTGACGCTTTTGTTCATAGGCTTTAAATCCGATAACACTAAGACCACCGGTTTTATGTTTAACCGTGATTTGCTCAACAGAATTAGGGATACTGCCTGCCCTGCGCCGGATATCCTTGATAAGATCACCCGGGATAAGACCTGTTCCCCAAGATCCAACAGGACCTAAAAGAATTTCTTGACCAATATCCCTAACAGTCTGAAATGAAGCACCACAAGCCCAAAGCCTGGTAGGATGATTAAATCTTTTTCCCTCCCACCAGTAAGGATAAAGGCCCGTGGCATGAAGAGCAATCTCATATCCTCCCAAAATGCTCTTACCAACTCTGTTTGCGGCAATAATACAGCGCTCAAAATAATCCTTACCGGCTTTCAAAAAGTAAATATGGGGCTTGTAAAGCTCCCGACGAAGCGGACCCTTGTCAGGAAAAAGAGAATATAATTTTCTGTGCTTATGCCGCCTCTTGATCTCTTCCGAAATCTTGATAACAGTTTGAGCCGCTTCTCTTAATTCTTCCTGCGTAGGCACATCTAATTCCAGTCTATTTTCGGCAAAATAACGCTCTCGTCAATATTTTTCCGATATCGTTCAATCATTTCAAACATTTCTTCAAGTAACACATCAGACAGCAAATGAGGCTCCAAACCCAAATTCTTAAATTTATCATTCTTGGGATTATAAAACCCGTCCTCTCTCTCATCACCTCTGGGGTTGTTCAAAAATTGAACATCTCCACCTTTAGGATATACACTTACAACCAATTCAGCCAAGTCTTTTAAACTAAATACTTGAGTAAATTGGTTGAATACACGATATTCTCCACTCTCAGGAGGATTTAACATAGCCAGTTCAACGCATCTCATCGTATCCCTTACGTTTAAAAATGACTTCTTCTGACCACCACCACCATACACAGTCAAAGGAACACCGGCAACCACCTGCGTACAAAACCTGTTCAAAACAGTACCAAATATCTCATCATAATGAAAACTAAGCCGATCCGCCTCATCTGTCTTTACACCATACACAATCCCCTGGTTTAAATCAGTAGACCTCAAACCCCACACCCGGCACGCAAATTCAATGTTATGAGAATCATGTATCTTGGAAAGATGATAAAATGAACCCCCACTCTTCGGATATAATATCCTGTCTTTCCTACCATTATGCTCGATATTTAAATACCCCTCCTCTATATCAATGTCCGGCGCTCCATATTCCCCCATCGTCCCCAACTTGATCAAATGAGCTTCAGGACAGTTCAACCTCATAGCCCATAAAACATTCAAAGTCCCCAATACATTGCTCTCCATCGTCTGATAACTATGCAATTGATTCTTCATCGAAAATGGAGCACTCGGCATCTCAGCATAATGAATGATCACCTCCGGCCGATAACTCTCAAATAACCTGGATAAATTCCAAAAATCAGTCGTACTAAAATAATCATAGGTAAAATAATTGCTCTCAGGCCTAAATAACGGAAATCCTCCCAGTAACCCCTCAAACTTCTCCTTGCTCATGTCATCCATACCGCATATCTCATGCCCACGCTCACTCAAATAACAACACGTCGGATAACCTAAATAACCAGAACTACCTAAAATTAATACCTTCATGTCTCTATCTCCTATCTACCTTCTTGGCCTTCACCCACTACCAATTCCTTCGGAAGTTCTTCAAAAAATATGGGATTTTGGCATCCTATAAATTCTTCACTTCCATCATCAATAAATCCTATGGTCACACCATTTTCAAACTTCCATTCCATCTTTCCATACCTCCATACCTAAACGATTAATAACAATACAGTTTCGCTCATTTAAGGGCTTCATATATTACCTGCTATCGAAAACTTTTGCAACATTAAAGGGTAAGTCGGAGTCCCATCGCAAAACGCAGGAAAAAGCGCCCCCTCCCCCCCCCATCGATGGTCCAGGAAACCCGGGCACAATGAGATAATGTCTGATGTCTGATATAAAACCATTATGTAAACTAAACACTTGTTAGAATGTCCATGAAAACAGCTACTTATCACTTGTGTGCCCATTGGATGGCTCACTCTCTACCGTGCCATCTACATCTAGTGGTTTTACGTCTTGCGGCTGCGTCAAGAGCCCGGCGATGTGTTGATCGATTGTGTGTTGTTTGACTCCCAGCATGATAAGTGCAGCTGTTAGTTTGCGGGTAAGCTGGGTATCTGATAGGTGCTCTATCTGCCCGGATATATTGACATTATCGCTAAACATAGCATAACACCTAGCGAGGGAGTCTAGGGCCTTTAGCCGGTCTTTATGGTCAGGGTCACGGGCAATGTCTGAGTATGCTGCACGTATCTCTTCTTGCGTCATAATCTTTTCAAGCGTTTTATTCCTTCTTTTCCCGTTTCCGTTATCTCGTTTTCGGATGGCTTCTTTGATTTCAACTTTCCGGAACAATCGGGAACCTATGACTTGCGGTTGTTTATACCCGGCTATTCTTGCTGCTTCAGCTGCATTGCCGGCGTAGGCGTCGACGAACAGTTGTTGTTTGTAGGTTAGTGGTTTATCTTGCTTTTTATTTGGCATTTAGATCTTATTTGGATGGCTGGCCATCTGGGATTGAGTGTAGGTTAGGCCGGCAGCTTCGATGTCTTGTTTCATTGCCTGTTCGTATTGCAGGTCATGATGTGAGAAAGAAGGTACTGTATCTTTATTAGTGTCCATTTTCCGGAAACTGGACAATGGATAAGACTTGGTTTCGTGGACTATGTACTCGAAGCGGAGAAACTTGCCTTTATCGTCCCGTTTGATTGTCTTTTTGACGTATCCATGTTTGATTAGTTCATTTAGGATGGTACGGGTTGACTGTCTACCATCTTTCTTCCGCCTCCAAAGGTCCGTGGTATTTATCTGCCAATTATCGGGGAGTGATAGAAGGTAAGCCAACATACCGGTGGCTTTCCATGACAATGATTTATCCTGTAAGAGGCGTCTTGATATTTGGGCGTAAGGATTCTCTTTATTATGGGCTTTACGTATGATGGTTTTACGTGAACTATCTTGAATTGTCATTCATGTTATCCTCGTTTGATAATGAGGGCAGGCCCCATCTTGCCCTGCCCTCGACCGCTTAGGAGGTAAGTAAGATGCAATAATATGATGCCATATCCTGTCTAGCCTTGTCAACCATTGTGAATTGTCGGGATGGTTTACGATTCCTGCCCATGCGATTTATGCTGTTATAACTGTGAGTTATGGCTATTTTAGCCCTGGTTTCATGTGAAACGTCGATATTCTTTACGATATCTGGATTACGCCCTCATAACAATATGTTATCCCTGATTTATGGCTATTTTTGGGTATTAAATGTCGGTATGTTTTACGTTTTGGTGCTATGGATGGTGTCACAAATGCTACAGATTGCGTAGCATGTGTTTTTGTGCTGCTATAAATAGCTGATATGAGGGCAATATTCATTTTTTGCTTATATATTTTATGGGATGGCATGTCTCATGCAATAGATAAGGGTAAAATCAAACAGGAGGTGAGTAAGATGAAAAAATGGCACCAATTGACCACTGAAGAAAAGCGAAAAGTATCCATCGAATGGTTAAACTCAGAGGGCTACGATGACCAGGGAAATGAATATGATTCCCCGGAAGAGTATTATAAGGGTATCAATAAGATATCCCTGGTATCCGACGAGGAAAAAGAAATCCTGGCTACAGAAACTGGGATTATGACAGGAGCAAGTTAATCCCTAACCCGCGCCCTCCGGGGCGCACGGAGGTGAGTGACATGAAATCACAAAGGCAAGCTGAAATGTTGGCTCGTCAGTGGGCCAAAAAAAGGAAAAGAGAGTATTTTGTGGTATTGGATCGGGATTTATACGAAATTCCCGGCAACGATTATCACGTAGCTAATGCGATTGACCTTGACACCTATTTTGCGGGATGCAAAGTCCTTTACTCAACTGACGAATAAAAATTTTGTTCAAAGGGAGGTGCAATATGACATTACAAAAGGCTTTAAACATTTTGAGACCATCGGGAAACACGGACGATGACCTAAAAAGGGCATACAGGATAGCTTGCAAGCGATATCATCCTGACGTGAATCCCGATGGATTGGAATTGATGAAGCTGATAAACGCCGCTTATGAATTTTTAAAGAAACATATCCACAAGTGGCATTATCAACAAGTCAATGATGATATCCCAATTGACGAAGTATTGCAAGGGATAATCAACAAGATCAAACATTTTAGGGATATTAGTCTTGAAATTTGCGGAACATGGCTATGGGTGAGCGGAAACACGCGCCCAGTTAAAGACTATTTAAAAGAAGCTGGGCTACGATATGCTCCTAAAAAACATCAATGGTACTGGAGACCCGCCGGTTATCGCAAACGGAGTAAGCGTATATTCACTATGGAAGAAATTAGAGCCACATATGGCTCTGATGAACTTGAAACGGAACCCTTTGAAGCAGTGGCTTAAAAACATTCCAGCCCGGTAACCAGGCCGGGCACAAGGAGGTGAAAATGAAAGTCTATATCACAGGAGAAGGAACCATCGGTCAAATTGAAGCAGAGATAGACAACCCGCGCCATCCGTCTCGGGAGTTCGTGCGACAGGCGAAAATACGCCTTGGCGCACAAAAAATTAGAATTCATCCTGAGGACCCTGCGCTGTATGAGCAAGTTCGGGGCGTAATCTGGAGAGGATAAACCCCATTCCCAGCCCGGTAACCAAGCCGGGCACAAAGGAGGCAAGTAACATGAAATATTATATTTATAGGAATTTTGATGAGTTGTTTGGTTCTGACAAGACAATTGTATGTGTTGTCAGGAATCCAAAATTTGTCCGTGATAAGGTGGTGAATTCATTCTCGTATCATTATGAGGATGAAGAGGAATCTCATACTTTTGCGGGTAGTCCAACCTTTATCAGGACTGGTCTTGATAAAAATTGGCAACAGATTTGGTACAACGAGTTGCCGGAATGGGCAAAGAAAAAAATAGAAAGAGGTGGATATGGGGGAGAAAATTGGAAGAAAAAAAACTGCGACAAGGAGGCAAATCATGATTGAGAGATTCATTGTCAGGATCCCTCTCGACCGATACATCCTTCGTCGAGAGGAGATTGAGGAGTATTGGAAAGCCCGGGGCTTTGTCCCGTGGTGGAAACGCTTCCCAGGGATCGACGAGAATTCCCAGGAGGTCACAATCTCATTTGGAAAGGAGAGGAAGCCATGAAAATAGATTTTTACACAAAAAATAAGTATTTTATTTTAAAAAACGGCCGCAGTGGTGATAACTTCGCCGCATCAACCCGTGAATCAAAAATTTTGCGAGGGGAAGGCTTTCGCAAGATAAAAGAAAAATCTTGCGAACTGTCAAAAACAGAATTTTACGAATTAGACCCGGGAGGTTGGGCAATAAAATCTGTTCAGTGTAATGGTTGGTCAAAAGGGTGCCGTTACACTGAACGAATACAGCATCCAAATCCAAGACCGACAACCAACAAGGAGAAAAAATGACATACTTATTTCTTGCCGGCGATGACCTGATTAACAACATTTTAACCCGCCTTGGATGGCGGAGCAAGTTATGGAGGTGAGAGAAATGGAAAGATTTGAGGCAGAATCAATGAGAGGTGTCGCATTAGGTGAATTATTACAACTCAAAAAGAAAAGGTCCAACGGTAGGTATAATACGACTTGGGGTGATAAAACCCCATTAGGATTATATCTCACTGTAAAAAGATTTATCGAAGAAAGCGAAAAAGAAATAGAGAGAATAACAAACTAACCCACACTGCCCCCGGTTCACTCCGGGGGCTTTTTCCTGCATTCACAGGGGATATATTCACGATTGCCTGCTATTCCAGGACCGTTATCACCATACCAGCCCGTGTCATTACATAGTTCACATTTGTATTTTTTCCTGCCTAAAAACTTCTCAATATCCCGCCTAGTAAACCTGTACTGACTCCCCAGCTTATACCCTGGCAACGTGCCTTCTTTGACACGCGCAACGACAGTCAAGGGGTGTAATCTAAGCAATCGTGCAACTTCTTGCATGGTCAGAATTTCGTCCATAGCTTATCCTTTCCTTTCAGGATATCGTTTGCTGCAATATAGCTCCCGCCACGTCGCCGCACTATCCTTTTTTTCGTAATCAATCCCGCACACGGCCATCCACCTCCGAGCACAATTATGCGAAATACCCAATTTGGGAGCAAAACGCCAAGCACTCTCACCACGGCTAGAAAAATGCTCCAGCCAGGTCCGAACAGATAGGCGCTCAACCTTTTGCTGTCGAGACAGTTCCCTAGCCCTCTCAAGGGCCCTTAAATAAGCGTAATGGGTTTTACCATTTTTACTCTGTGTGAGTTCAATTATGGGGGAGTCTTCTTCAGGATATATTTGCTTATATACCATTTTTTAATTTGCAAACTTTTTAAAAAGGAAAAATAAAAAGTTTAAAAAGCCTACGAAATACAGAATAGTCACGAAACTAATTAAATGCCCCATTACACCATCTTCGTTTTTAAATGTTAAACTTTGCCAAGTCTCATGGGGAGCCCTAAATAACCATAGAATTACGAAATAAGTTGCTACCATTGAGGGGAAAGATAAAAATTCGGGCAACATTATAATCCTCCTTTATGCCATACATGTGGTTGGGTGCCTTTTTTTAATAAAGTCTTCACCTCGTCCCTCTCAGGGCCTCACAGGGGGATTTTTTGATATAGTCCGTAACAATTCCTGCACACAATCAGAGCAGGTGAACGTATTAACTTTCATGCCCTTGAAAGTCGGGTGTTTTGCCATCCTAAACTTGCCTTGCCAAAACCCGTATTCTTGCCTGCCACATCGGTCACACGTCATGTTTTTATCCATACCCTCTATGCTTCCCCTCCTTCATCGATTTCTTTCACTGTGACGCAAACCCCGGACCATCCCGCCTCAACCCGCTTAAAAGAGTCTGAAAACCCGGAAATCCAATTCCATCCATCGTCAGGGATCCGGCCAGCTTCGACGAGTCCGTCAAGAATGAACTTCTTTGCAAATGCGATATTGTCCATGTCTCTCAATCGGCCCTCTTCGTGCCATTCGAAATCAACCCAAATTTTATTGCGGCACTGGGGGACTTTAATACTTGCAATCATGGCAATATCCTGCGTCAATTTCACTTTTTTGACATAATACGCAGCCCAATGTCTTTTGCTCAAATTGATAATCTCATTGAGTCCAGGTAAGGGGCCAGGAATAAAAAAGGTGTATTCTTTCATTGGTTCTTATCCGACTTTTCCTCCGCCATATACTCGTCTACCAATCGGTAGATTTTTTCCATAATTTTCTGCGAATCGGATATATCCTCAAAGTTAAACCCCCCTAAGCTCATGTTACATTTATTGCAAGTAGCAGAAATCCCTTTTACATTAAAATACCACGCATCATAACTCGCATCGTCAAACTCATAAACGGGTTCATGTTTGCAAGTATGTGATTTTTCACAATCAAGCGCGCGTTTGGCACTACAAAATATTTTTTCGCACACTTCACACTTATATTTGGTAGACGTTGAATAATAGCGTTTTTTAATTTCTTTCATATTTCACCATAGTGTATAACCTACAGTTCAGTTGCGTTAGTCAACTGCAACTGCTGGTTGTCATTTTGTTTGTGCAAAGTCTTCGATCTTTGATTCCAGCATGCGAGCACATTCATCAAATGTATCCGCTACCTGTTTATGTCCGTATTTGCGATTAGCATCCGCAAGCTGTTTAAAATGACCTTCTAACTGACCAATAAATTCACATGCCTGCGTCCGTCCTATGATCATGCTTTCTTCATCTGGATTTTCTATCCAAGGTTTGATCATAACTTGCCTCCGAAAATAAGAATCAATTATCGAAATATATTTATCGATTATATGAGTATTTATTGCCATTTTAAGTGATAACAAGAAGTTATATAGTTAGTTTCTTTTCGACAATTCCCATACTACACCATAGATAAGGATGAAGGGCACTGCAATATAGATTACCCACGTCCAGGATAGCCATTCAAGAAACCTAAAGACTAAACTCTTGCACCTGAATGCTTTTAGGAAATTGCTTGATGTCATGTATGACTCGGCCTTTTTCGTCCTGGATCTGCTTTACAAACACTGGAACCTTGGCAGTCTTGCATTGTTTAACTATACTCTCTATCCATTCGATTTTGCAGGGACGACGATGGGAGCCTGATTCAGCACCTATAACAACCCAATCAAAATCACTTCTCCAACACCACCCATTTTCAATAAGTTTCCCGGGACATGTTGAATCCAAATTAATTGCAGAAAGCATAGGTTCAATACTTATCCAATGTTTTCCAGGTATCTTCAAAATCTCAGGTATCATTCGGTCTGCGTCGTCTTGATCGGTGATGGAGATGCCATACCATAAATTGTCAAATATTATTCTGTCAAACATTTCTGCGATCATGTTTTCGGGATGTTTTGTGAGAAAAAAGAATTGATGTTGTGGACAGTGACGGATCATTGCAATAGTTCGAATTCGCCATTCCCATGGTACTTGCCCATCAAAAAAATCCCCCGTAAAGCAAACGCCTATCCGTCGTGGCTTTCGCCAATGAAGTGGTTTTTCAAGACGGTCGGGATGGAATTGGACTTGATTAAAATCTATAGCTTTAAAATCATCGCAATCGGTCCCCAATCCGGTGGGAATAGCTCCATGAATTTGCTTAAATCGTTTGACCATAGACCGCGCCCAACAATTATAGCGAACCTTGCAGCCTTTACTACTACAGCCTGTTATGGGATTCCAGATTTCATCGAGATATGGAATTTTTGTCGGCATTTTTCACCTCCAAAATGGTTTTATCATTCAAACCTCAACAATTGCCTCTGAGCGTAGAGGATAACCTCGTTTACGTCAATATTTTCTCCAAATGTTCCAAGCCGTTTCCGCATCTTTGCTGACTTGATATAGTTTCTAAGCAGCTGCTCTGTCGGAATATTCGAAGCTCTTTTTTCGAATACAGATCCATCGACTAGTTTGTCAATATAAGTCAGTTCATTTTTCGTTGACCAGTAATGATTGGTTGGGATTTTTGTCGGCATTACCAAATCTCCTTTCGGGAACTGGAAGTAGGAACCGATTCACGGACAAATTCGCCTCTACACGCAACACTTCCGCAAAATCTAAACTTCCAGTTCCCTTTTGCATCGTTCCTTTTTAAAGAGAGGCTAATTAGGTTGATAAGTTGCCCTGCCAACAAACCGCCTTCCCCGAATCGCCCAACTCTGTTTCCTTTTGGATCATGGGACTTATGTTTCGAAGGATGCAGTTATATATCATATCTCTATCTCGTCTGGAGGCCCTTCCAGATAAAAGGTCGAAAACTCCTCGAACAACTCATCAAACTTGTCGAAAATATCCGAAGCGTTCTTTTTCGTCAACTTTTCGACGCCGTATTTATCCTTCAGCCATGACGCAAAGGTTTCAGCTTCCTCCCGATTGACGCCTTTGCCCATCGTTTTAGCCCACAACATCTTGCGTTGTTTATCAGTCATTAGGTCGCCAGTGTCGGGTTCCCGGGGAGGGGGTTGCTTGGGCTTGTCCTGCTTATGCTGTCCAATCTCAGCATCCGTATCTTCTTCGGTTACAATGCCTAGCATTGCGCCGAGGCTATAGCGACGAAAATACGTGATAATTTGTCCGATGGCCTGAGGGTCATTCTT